ATGGTGCAGTTGAAGGATCATTCTTTATTCCTAACTCTCCCACACTTAGATTTAGAACTGGTACTTTAGAATTTAAGATATTGGATATTACTGCAAATGTTGAGAAAAGATCCGGTACAGTTGCTCGAGCACTATACGCATCTACAGGTTACTTAAATGCTATTGATCAAGATATTTTGTCAACCCGTATTTTAAACGTTGAGCATTCTCAATCAATTGAAAACATACCTCAAATTCATCATGGTGGTGGAGGCGATAACCATGATCACGGCGGTGGAAGTAATGAATGGAATGGTGAATATCAAGGATCAGTCGAAGCTGATGGTGACTTTTCTCATAGTATGAATAATGATGATGCTGGAGATGATGATGACGGGAATGATGATGGGGGTTACGGTGGTGAGCCTGATATGGATTGGTGTCTAACAGAGGACATGAAAGTATTGCTTAACGGTACAATTGATTTTGTAACAAACGTTAAGGTCGGAGACATGTTAGATAATACTATTGTTACAGAAGTAATACATAAACATATGCGCGATGGATACTATAAAATTAATGATGAGTTGAAGATTACTAATGATCACCCTGTGCTTGTCAATGGTTCATGGAAACGTACAGAAGACTTAGTGTTAGGTGACTATATTAATGACGTAGAAGTTAAATCAATTGAGTATGTAGAACAACTAACGCCTACTGTCTATATCGGTACAGCAGATGATCGTTACGATGTATACACACAAGGTCAAACATACACAGTCCATGGACAATATAAAAATAAATTAGTTAAGGCTGCATAATTAAAAAGAAGGTTAATTAAATGACAACTTCACTTGGATATAATATTAGTAGGAATCCTATAGCTCAATCATTTTATGTTGATCAGCCATCCGGATGCTATGTAACTAAAATTGATCTTTATTTTAGTGCAAAAGGATCAACTGCTCCGGTTATGCTGCAACTTAGGCCAATGGTAAATGGCTTTCCTTCTACTTCTGAGATCATACCATCATCAACAATATATGTTAATACAGCTAATGTTAATACTTCGGCAGATGTTTCTTTAGCAACTACATTTGAATTTGAAGAGCCAGTTTACCTTAAAGGGTTAACAGACTACGCTTTAGTGTGTACAACAACTGATCCAAACTATAAAATTTATATTGCACAAATTGAAGAATACGAAGTAGGAACCACAGCAAGCCGAGTTAACCGTAATCCAGCACTAGGTTCTTTATTCTATTCTCAGAATGGTGGAACATTTAGTCCAGCGCAAAACCAAGATTTAACCTTTGAAATTTATATAGCAGAATTCACTGCAACTGAAGGAGTAGTTTGTACAAAGAATGCTCCAGTACCTATGAAATTATTGAAACAAGATCCAGTACAAACAACTGGTGGTAGTAATACAGTAAGAATTGCTCATAAAGGTCATGGCTTTCTAGTTAATGATCCAGTCACTATCCTTGGTATGGATTCATCTGCTACAATTGGTGGACTTGCGACTACACAGATTATGGGATCAAAAGTAATTAGTGCAGTCGACTGGACTGGATATACTGTTACAGCTGGAGCTGTAGCAGACTCAGACGATATAGGTGGTGGAATTAGTGTTAAAACTTCGAAGAATATCCCTTATTCAGTCATGTACTTAAATGAGCAGACATTAACACCCATGAACACTCACATATATACTCAAATGAAAGGAACTACCGGTAAATCATTTGCCGGTACAGAAACTGCATATCAAAAAGAAGTTGATTTTGTAAATATTTCTAGTAATAAAACTCAATATAAGCCTAAAGCTTATGTTGTAGCCAATACAGATATTGAAACATCAGAACTTGGGTCAAATATTAAATCATTAGAAGTATACACAAGTTTTGTAACTAGAAATAATAAAGTTAGTCCATTATTAGATTTGCAAAGGGCTTCGGCAACACTAATTGATTATCAAGTAGATCGTCAAGATAGCGCATCAACTACTAACTTTAACGTACCTATCGAGTTTGTAGCAGAAACTAATCCTATTGGAGGATCTTCAGCATCGAAGCATATAACTCGAGTAATTAAATTAGTCGAGCCTGCTGTAGGATTGAAAATTTTACTTGCAGCCAATAAACCAAAAGGTGCATTTTTTGATTTATATTTTAGAGCTTGTAAAGCTGATGAAGATTTAAGAAAAGTTAATTACACACTGGCAACAACTTCTAGTAATAACCCAGATGAACCAGACAGATTTATATTTAGAGAATACGAGTATTTAATAGGAGGAACACAAGGTACATTACCAGAATTTGATCAGTTCCAAATAAAAATTGTTTTGAATTCTACTGACAGATCTAAGGTAACAAGAATAAAAGATTTAAGAACTATTGCACTGAGTGTCTAATGAATGATTTAATTCGAGTTGATGGTGATCCAGACTTTGCTAAAGACAAAGAAACCGGAGCGATACTAAATACTAATAGAAGTGAAATTCAGCAAGCAAGAGCTAGAAAAAAAGCTAGGGCACAAGAAAAGCATGAATTAGATAACTTAAAAAAAGATGTCGGTGATATGAAAATTATGCTTTCAAAGATATTGGAAAAGATAGATGGCGCGTAAAATCACTTTTAATACTACCGATACTCTATCTGCTTTTCAAACAAAAGTAAATCAGGTTTCAGATCAAATCGGTGATCTTGATGATCTTAATGCTAAGCTTAGGTTTGGTTCATCTTACTATACACCTACTGGTATACAAGATTCTGCACAAGGTGGATTTGCGCACCAGCTTTCTTCAAGATCTATGTCATTACTCAATGCAGTTAATATGGTTGAGAGTGGCTACAACTTTATGCATAGAGCAGTAAGTGATTCTACTGGTCTAATGAAAATTGGACATCTAGATGCTGACTCTGCACAATTTAATTTAGTAGTCACAGGAAATTTAACTGTTGATAGCGATTTTCTAATTCTTGATAGTGCTACATTTACGAAAGTAGTAGGAGTAACTTTATCTTTTGATAGCGCTACTATTGATAGCGCAAGGATTGATTTTATTTCCGGTGAATTCCTGAATTATGACAGTGGTTTTGGATTAATCAATGCCGGTCCTACTGCCGCAGGCATAAACACTGGCTTTCCTTTAGCTTGGCCAGGACGTGGTGATTTTGATATATTAAGATTTGATAGTGGTTTGACTGCTGACAGTGGTGCCTTTACTAATTTATCAGGTAAAGACATGAACTACGATAGTGCAACACTTGGTAAATTTACCGTTGACAGTTCTAATCTACCAAACAATGCTATATTTGATGTAGTACTTTTTGACAGTGCTAATATTGATTTAATTAATTTTGATAGCGTAGGCCTTGACAACGTGAAAAAATTGGTATTCACTAATAGGTCAACACTTGATTCTTCTGGCGCCGTTAACGCATTTGATTCTGCAGTCGATGTACCAGCTTTAGGTTCTATTGTTTTAGCTGGACATCTAATGTCTACTGATAATGACTCTGCAATATTATAAATAGGTTTAGAGGTAAACTATGGCACGTAAAATACAATTAAACTCAACCGACGCCATTGGAACAATGGTTTCAAAGCTCAATACTATGTCCAATTATCTTGGTGACCTCGATGATCTAGACTCAAGTTTTAAGATAAATCAGTTTGCAGATAGCCCAGACATTGGTAAATTTGACGATTCAAGTTTTGTAAAAGCTTTGAATCACATACACTATCAGGTTGATAGTATTAATGACTATCTGACAAGTGGTACTGCTACTATCCGTGTTGGTGGTATTATTGGTGATAGTGCAAGATTTACTCGATTAACAGTAGGTACACTTATTGTTGATAGTGCTACTGTTGATTCATCTACGGTTACGTTATTAAGAGGTAATAGTCTAAGATACGTCAACGCGTCTATCGATTCTGCAATCATTAATAACATATCTGGTATCAATATAAATTATGATTCAGCAGACTTTTCAGTTCTAAAAGCAGTTGCTATTTTTGGAGACTCTGCTCATATAACAAATCTTTCTGGTACAGGTAATTTTAATTTTGCGAATGGACATATTACTAACTTATCTGCAGATAGCGCAAGTATTACAAATGCGCAAGTAAATACCTTTACTGCAAACACTGCAAATATCAGCGATACTCTTTCTATTGATGGAGTAGGTTTACGAGAAGCAAAACAATTTACAATTAAAGATTCACTAGGTGTTAACTTATTGGCTGGCTATTTGATGTCAACAGATTCTGCGTTTAGTGTAGCATAAGGATATATAATGGCTGTAAGACGTCCCCTTAAAGTTAATGGAACAAACGGACTCATAGAAATGTCCGCCGCTGATGTACAGACTTTAATTAACTACGCAGTTTTTAAGTATGGTCAATCTCCTGCAGTAACACTAGCCGTAGCCGCTACAGGTAACTTAGGTAACATTTCAGATACACGCTTATCTGCCGGTGCAGCGTCAATCGATTCTGCCACTACTACAACTACCACTGTTACTGCATCTAATCTTACAGGTACACATTCTACAAACCGAAGAGCACATGGCACATTCGGTGGTTATGACCCACGAATAAATTCTTCTACACCAGCAGGTATATACACTCATCAACTCTGGGCTGATAATGGTAGTGTCGGTACAGTAGACATGTCTTTTCAAATTAACGCCACTGGAACTTATACAATCGATTTTGCATGGTACTCATACAGCTTGACAGCACCTCTTACTGTTAAATTAAATGGAACTCAAATATACTATCAAACTCTAACTTCATATAACGTTACAGTATCTGCACCACAAGCAACTTTCAATGCTTCTTCTGGTGATACAATTACTATACTGACTAGTTTTCCATCCAGTGGTTGGTCCGGACATTACACTTATATTAGAGGAGGTGCAGGTACTAATACAGTTACTACAATTGCACCTCAGTCATATCCATCTGAAGCGACAACTCAAGAACCTCAGGTAGTTACAACACAGTTTAATAAAGTTCTACAAAGTTTTGTCAGTACAACAGATCCTACATCGGCAACTTTTCTTAATCCATGCTATTATGATCCTATTACTGGTATAACTGAAATGACAGCTGCAGACATGGTAGATACATTCATTTCTCCAGCTATTGATATTCTTACATCATCTACAGTTAATCAGAATACGGCCGGCACTTATTTTGTATCAACAGATTCTGCGGAAATTGATTGCACACCACAAGGAATAGTGTTTCAAGATACTAGAGCTGATACATCATTATATTCTGCAGCCGGAATTCCGGAATCTCTCGATCAACCGCAAACAGTACAGAATTATTATTTACATTTAAGAAATTCAACTATCACAAATCCAGAACCGCTAAGCATTAGACCAGTTCGACTTTACTATAACGGATCTGATCCAAACGGTGTACAAGAGATACCACAATTTGGAACTTATAGTATGAACACACTATTTTTATATTACATGCAGTATTACACTATCAATGTGCCCGGGTACCGTATCAGATATAATTTTAATGATAGTGGCAATAACCGTGGATCAATGACTGATACTATTTTGAATGGAACAGGTAACTACCAGCAGTATTTAGCAAGCGTTGATGATTATCGATCACAAGAGTTCCCTAATGGAGCAGATAGTATTAGCCAGACACATTCACTAAATATCCATAGGAATTAGGAGTTAAGATTATGAAAGTTATAGACGCTTATTACACTGACCGATCAAGGAAAGTTGTTATTGCCTTATGGGAAGATGACAATAAAAAAGTAAAAGAGGAAGTAATAATAGCTCAGTCCGGACAATCCGATTGGGAAAATCTTCTTAGTCAGTCTAACGTAACTCTTGATTGGATAGATGAAAGAACTGTAAATAGGAACAGAGAACTACGATCTGATTTTGAAAAAACTGTTATTGATATTGCAAAGCGTGATGGTCTATGGGATGATATAACCACCGGTGGAAAATATGATGAAGAAAAACTTTGTGAGCTCGCAGAATTGATGTTATTGGATTCTGCAGAAACGGATGATACATCTTTATCTAAACTACAGCTGAAGTTATTTGAAAAAGATCTTGTAAAAAATTCCAGTGACGATACGAAAAAAGCAGCACTAAGAGCAGCAACTACTTTCAATGATGCCATAATAGCATTTACAAAATTCAAAACATAAACAGGTTTTTATATTATGATCGTGGTTGCGGTTAGGATCGGCGATAGGTACGGTCCTGAATACGAAGATTATATTAAATCTAAATTACACGACTATGAAATTATTTGGATAAGAAAACCAATACGTGAAGACGTAGCTTTACAGTGGAATAAAATGTATGGCATGTCTCTCGATGTTGATGAACCAATATGTGTAATGGACATCGACGTACTTCTCACAAACGATTATAAACAAATATTTGAGTACCCTATTGAGCCGGGCCAGTTCATTGCAATGCCTGAGTGGTGGAGAGTTAGCGATACTGAATATACAATCAACGGAGGATTTTTTAAGTATTACCCTAAAGAATGCAGGTACATATACGATGAGTTTATGTCAAATGTAGATTACTGGCAGGAGTATTATATAAAAAATGGTTTTACCACTGGTCCTGTTAATGGTGAACAATATTTTGTTTTTGACCAAGTAAAGAAAAAACTGGATATAAAACTCATGCCTAAAAGCTGGTTTACTCGGTGGAAATCTAAATACGAAGATACCGATAGAACCTACACAGAGTGGCAATATGCTATTACAAAAAAGTATCAAGAGGCTTCTGGCAATAAATACGTATGGCTAGGTGACTGGCATCCTGACATAAAACTAATTCATTTCACTAAAGCACATAATAAACCACCGCATAACAGCTAGTATAAACCACTTTTTTTATAAATACAATTAAGAATATGTTCGAGTTACTTAGTATCGAGTGGTAAAATGGCAGAGTACGAAAAGTTCGATATCGACCAAGGGTCGGATATTGCGATTCAACTAGATCTAGTTGATCAGAATAATAACAAAAAAGACCTCACTAATTTCAGTGCAGCTGCTAAAATGAAGCGCACTTTCAATTCAGACTCCTCAGACACCACCACATTCTCCGCAGCGATAACAGATGCAACTGATGGCACTCTTACGTTGTCGCTTACTAATGCTCAAACATCAGCTTTAAAAGTTGGTACATACGTATATGATGTTGAAATATCTTTCCAAGATAGTGCGAGTAATACTATTATTGAAAGAGTTCTCGAAGGAAAAATAAGAGTACATCCTAACGTTACATAGGCAGAAACATGGCATCACAACAAACAATCGTTAAAAAAATTACAGTCGGTGTACCGATTGCTAAAGTTGTCGGTGCACAAGCGCAAACTCTGAATGATTTAACAGACGTTAATTTCACTGGTCTAGCAGATGGTGACTTGCTGCAATATGATGCAGCATCTGGAAAGTGGAAGAATGTTGCTCTCGTTAGTGGAGGTACATTCTAGTGGCAGTAAATTTTCAAATTAAGCATAGTACTACTACTAAGGTTATACCAGATAGCGCAGTTAAACAAGGTGAACTCGCGTATTCGTTAGTAACTGGTGATAGTGATGGCGGTGATCGACTCGGTATAGGTAATGCTGCCGGTGGTGTAGATATAATCGGTGGTAAATATTTTACCGACATGTTGGATCATCCGGGAGGTACGGTTAAACCTTCAAGTGTTATTATTACAGATGCAAATAGTAAGATCGATATACTTAAAGTTGATGATCTAACACTTGATGCATCTCAAATGTCGAATACATCCGGTGATATTACTATTAGTCCGGCCGGTAATTTATCCGTAAACAGTAATAAGATAACTAATGTCACCGATCCTGCTTCCGCACAAGACGCTGCTACTAAAAATTACATTGACACAAAAGTAATAGCCACTGCTAGTGGTGATACAAATCCGTCGGGCACAGGACAAATTGTAACTGGTGAAAATATATTTATTAAAGGTGGCCAAGGTATAAACACTCAGAGAGTTGATCTTGCTGGTGGTCCACAAATTACTGTTTCACTCGACTCAGCTCAGAATAATAATTTTACAGAACTAACTGTTGATAATATTAAACTCGATGGTCAGACTGTTGGAACTACTTCAGGCAATCTAATACTTGATCCTGCCACGATTGGTGATAATAGTGGTACAGTTGTTGTTGCTGGTAACTTACAGGTTGACGGTACTACTACAACCTTAAACAGTACTACACTTACGATTGATGATAAGAATATTGTATTAGCCTCCGGGGCTGAAAACGCTGCGGCAGCTGACGGTGCAGGTATTACAATCGATGGTGCCAATGCCACGATGGTCTACACTCAGTCGACTGATACATTTGACTTTAATAAAAAGATCGTTGCACCTAATTTAAGTATTGATGGTGCTTTAGTTGCCGTAACACTTACCGGTGTTTATAGCGGATTTGATTCTGACTTTTCTGCTAAAAGTACAAGCGATTTAAGTGAAGGTACAAACCTATACTATACGACTGCAAGAGCAGATTCAGATTTTGATGCATCATTTGCTGCAGCTTCTACTGATAGTTTATCAGAAGGGTCAACAAATCTATATTTCACAGATGCTCGGGCAAGAGCAGCAATCAGTGCAAATAATGTAAGTGGTGACGGAAGCGTAGCATATAATAACTCTACCGGAGTCTTATCATACACAGGTCCAAGTGCAGCAGAAACCAGAGCACACTTTAGTGCTGGCGGAGATCTTACATATGATGCAAGCAGTGGACAATTTAGTGTTGACGTAGAAACACTTTATACAAAAGCAAACTTTGATTCAGATTTAGGACTAGCAAATACTGGTCAATTACCAGAAGGTTCTAATCTTTACTTTACAAACGAAAGAGTTGACGATCGAGTTGCGGCATTGTTATCTGCAGCTGAAGGCTTAGATGCTGCATATAATGACGGAACCGGTGTTCTTACACTTTCCGCTGAAATCGCAACTCAAACAAACAAAGGAGTAGCTGCATTCGACTCAGTTGACTTCGTGGTAACATCGGGTCAAGTCGAAATCCGTACTATTGATTGCGGAACGTATTAACTTATAAATAGTCCTTATTAGGAAATAAACATGGCTACACCAAAAGTACTACTTAAAAGATCTTCCGTATCTGCAAATGCACCTGGCGTGAGTGATTTAGAATACGGTGAATTGGCAATTAACTTTGCCGACGGTCGTATCTATTATAAAAATAGCAGCAATGAAATCAAGAACTTTATTGATTCTGATATTCTAACTTCTGCATTACAACAACTAAGTACTGACTCAGCTGAAGTAGTAAGTATCGTTACAGCCACAGTAGATAAAGCATTTGTTGATGCATTAGGTATAAACGCCACTCAATTACAAAGCCAAGCTGGTTCCTATTATTTAGATTATAATAATTTTACAAACACACCAAATATTCTAGACTCGAGTCTAATCTCTCAACTCGTTGATTCATCTTATGTTCAATTGAGACAATCCAGTGGCGGCACTGGTGGACTTGATTCTGCACTGACTACTCAGTTAATTGATTCTGACTATATAGAATTAAGAAGGCCACCTGAATCTGTTTTTAACGTTACACACAGTGGTTCTTCTGCTTATACATTCAATGGTGATGGCTTTTCATCAAGTAGTAATAATCCTACCTTATATCTTACACGTGGTAAAACATATAAGTTTGCCATGGCTGTATCTGGTCATCCATTCCAAATTAGAGTTTCAGATGGTGGTTCAGCATATAGCACAGGTGTAACTAATAACGGTGCTCAAACTGGAAGTATTCTCTTTACTCCAGACATGAATGCTCCAACTTCGTTAGTTTACCAATGCACTAGTCATTCTGGCATGGTTGGCAATATTGTCATCTTAGATAATACAGATGCTACTGGTCTAGATTCTGCCTTAGCGAGTCAACTAATTGATTCTGCATACATTCAGTTAAGACAATCTAGTGTTGGTTCTGGTGGATTGGATTCTGCTTTAACAACACAGTTAATCGATTCCTCCTATATTCAACTAAGACAAACTGATGTTGGTCTTGACTCGAGTCTTATCACACAACTAGTTGATTCTGCTTATACTCAATTACGTGTATCGAATCAAGGACTACGTACTACAGATTCTGTAACATTCGCAGGTCTTACTGTAACAGGAACAACAACCACAGTTCACTCAGATAACTTAAGAATCAAAGATCCACTTATTCACCTTGCAGATAGTCAAAGTGTTAGTGACATATTTGATATAGGTTTTGTTGGTCATTATGCAGAGAGTGCTAATGGACCGAGTAGGCACACCGGTCTCGTAAGAGACGCAACTAATTCTCAATATTACTTATTTAATGATTTAGTACAAGACGGTCTCGATTCAACTGATAACACTATCCAAGTTGGTGGAACAGATTGGGCTCTAGCAAATCTTAATGCAGGTACTATTACTGCTAACTTAAGTGGTAACGTAGTATCAACAGGAACAAGCACATTCGCTACAGTAGATATTAATGGCGGCACCATTGATAGCACAGCAATTGGTGTAAACTCAAAGTCTACAGGTGCTTTCACAACTTTAAGTGCAAATGAATTTAATATTGCTCATTTAGATAGTGTTGATTATATTGGATTCACATCTTCTGGTACAGTAAATCTATCAGTTATTGTTGATTCAAAAACAGATCAACATAGATATACTAGCACAGGATCTAGCTTAGCTTATTGGATTGATGGTAAAGAATCTCCTTTCTTATTACTATCACCGGGTAACACATATAGGTTTACTTTAAGTTCTAGCAGTATGACTAGTCACCCATTTAGATTTTATCTAGATGCGGCAAAGTTGACTGCTTATACAACCAACGTAACTTCTACAGCAACATACACTGAAATCACTATCACTGATGCAACTCCTCCGGTATTACATTATCAGTGTTCTGCTCATGGATATATGGGTAACGCTGTCAATACTCAAGCACGAGGTCAGCTTATTGACTCGGCAGTGATCACTTCTCTTATGCCAAAGACTGGTACCGACTTTGCCGATTCTGCTTGGATTGTAGCTAACTTCCTTGACTCCGCTTTAACCACTCAGTTAATCGATTCTTCATATGTTCAGTTAAGACAATCCGCCAGTGGATTAGATTCTGCTTTAACCTCGCAGTTAGTAGATTCAGCATATATTCAATTACGACAAGCAACTGGTGGTGGAACATTTGCACTTGCTGCTAATACCGGTTCACATACGTTTAATACTGCTTCCGAAACATTAACGTTCTTAGGAACTACCGGTCAAATCAATGCTGGTATAGCCGCCAATAATGTAACATTAGCGTTAGATCAAAACATCAACAGTATTACGAGTGTTGCGTTCGAAGGTGATTCGGCAAATGCTCATGAAACAAAAGTTCAGGCAGTTAATCCTACAAAAGATAACACAATTAGCTTACCGGATTCAAGTGGTACGATAGCATTACTTACCGATATTACCGGTGGTGGCGGTGGCGCCAGTGGTGTTGACTCTGCGGCTACCATATCATTAATTGATTCTGCTCATGTTCAAGCAAGGCAAAGTGTAACAGCTGTATCTCCTCTTATACTTACTAACTTTATATACGCTGCAGATTCTGGACAAACATCATTTACTGGTGCAGATAGAAATGGTGCAGTACTAGCAGTTGACTCGGGTAAGCTACAAGTATTCCTCAACGGTATATTACTCAGTGATAGTGACTTTAGCCATAATTCTACTAAGGTAGATCTAACTATAGGCGCTGACTCTGCAGACATTCTAACAGTTGTAAAGATAGGTGGTAACTCTGGAGTTAGTGGATTCCAACAGAAACACTTTATCTACAATGCTGATTCAGGACAAACAGTATTTACTGGTGCAGATGCTAGTGGTAACGTTCTTTCTTATAGCAACTTCAATAGAACAAACGTATACCTCAATGGTATCATGCTTATCAGTGGCACAGACTTCACAGCTACAAATGGATCGACAGTTACTCTTGTAGATGGTGCAGATTCAGGTGATGTGCTTGATGTCAATACTTTCATAGGTAGTAATATTGGATTGGATTCAGCAAGTGCAATTAATCTAATTGACTCTGCATATGTCACCGCGCGAGCCGGTGCGGGTACGGACTCGGCCGCAGTACTACAGCTGATCGATAGCGCTCATGTTGCTCTTAAAGCAAAAGGCATGGATTATAATATTCTTGCTAATACGCCTACCATTCCAGTAACAGGTACAGATTTTGCTGACTCGGCTTGGATTACACTTCAAATTAATAACCTAATTGATGGTGCGCCTGGTACTCTCAACACTCTTAATGAAATAGCTGCAGCCTTAAATGATGATGATTCCGCTATGGATACATTACTGGCTCTTATTAATGCTAAATCAGATGTTGATAGTGTTGGATCATTAAGTAACGTAACTTATGGTGTACCTACAGCAGGTCAAATTCTTAAATACGATGCTGGTACTTCCAAGTTTATCTTATCTGCTGATGCCGGTGGATTGGATTCATCACTAACTTCTCAGCTAATTGATTCAGCATATGTCCAAGCAAGAGGTACTGGTGTTGCACCATTCGAATTAACAAACTTCATTTACACTGCGGATTCTGGTCAAGTAACGTTTACAGGAGCAGACGATAACAGCAGAACATTGGCAATTGATTCTGGTAAGCTACAAGTATTCCTTAATGGTATATTATTGAGTGATGCTGACTTCAGTCATAACGCATCGAAGGTAGATCTTACGATTGCTGCTGATTCTGCTGATATTCTTACAATTGTGAAGATGGATGGCAATAATACAACATCTAACTTCCAATCAAAACACTTTGTATATAACGCAGATTCTGGTCAAACAGCATTTACCGGAGCAGACAGGAATGGAGAAGTACTCAGATATTCAAGTACTGATAGAACAAATGTATATCTTAACGGTATCTTACTTCTAGCTGATAGTGATTTTACTGCAACTAATGGAACCACTTTAACTCTAACAGATGCTGCTGATTCCGGCGATGTTCTTGATATTAACGTCTTCCGAGGTTCTAATATAAGTCTTGATTCTGCTGAAGTAATTAATCTTGTTGATTCTGCCTATGTAGCTGCAAGAGCTGGAGCAGGAACAGACTCGGCTACGGTACTAAACTTAATCGATAGTGCTCATGTGAATTTACACGCAGTTGGATTAAGTTATACAAGACTGACTAATACTCCAACAATCCCAGGTTTAAGCACTCACTTTATTGATTCCGCGGAAGCGATAAAACTTATTACTGCAAACGCAATCGATTCAAGTATTGCGATACAACTACTACTAGACTCTGCTGAAACAATTAATTTAATTGACTCAGCTCATGTCCAATTACATGCAGTTGGCCTTAGTTATAATAGACTTACGAATCTTCCAAGTATTCCTGTAACAGGTACTGACTTTGCGGATTCTGCTTGGATCATTAGTCAAATACCGGTAACAGGTACTGATTTTGCCGATTCATCTTGGATCATTAGCCAAATACCAAAAGTCGGAGTTGACTACGCTGATTCAGCATTTATTGTTGCAACCGCAAACGCGGCGGGTGGAGTAGATTCTGCTCTTACGATACAGCTTATCGATTCAGCATATGTAAGACTTCAAACTCGTATCGGCGATAGCGATATCGACTTTGGTGCAAATAAAATTAAATATGCCAATGTGTATAGTGCTGAAGCAGATCTTCCATCAGCTTCAACATATCATGGAATGTTTGCCCATGTTCATGCCACTGGCGCAGGTTACTTTGCTCATGGTGGTAACTGGATAAGATTAGCCAATAAGAGTGAAGCACTTGATTCCTCTCTTACATCTCAGTTAATTGATTCTTCGTATATACAACTAAGACAAACAACTGGCGGAACAATTGATTCAGCCTATGTTGAAGCTAACTCTCTTGATTCTGAAAGAACACTTCTTCTTATAGACTCAGATTACATATTAGCTCGTGTAACTAACACTCAGCCGGGTGAATTTAATAATGACCGGACAGAGTTTACAGTCGGCGGAGCAGATTCTGGAAGAAGAGTATTTGATACTAACAATACGTTATCTCTTGTATCCGGAAATACAGATGTTTTCCTTAATGGTATCTTACAGGTCAGTGGAACAGACTATACAATTGATTCAAGTGCGGTAACATTTACATCAGGTGTGGCTGCCAATCATCAAGTAACAGTGCTTGAAAGAGCTGGTAAAGTAATAACACAACGTGGATTAGTTGAAAATATCTTTGCATTTACTACAGCAGCACCTGCTACTTCGATAACAGGTACTGATGATAAAGGTGCAACCTTAGATGTTTCAGAAGGATATGCGGACGTATTCCTTAACGGTATACTTCTAAGAGATTCTGATGATTACTCAATTAATGGTGCCGGAACTACACTTACATTGGTCTCTGCCACAGATTCATCTGATATTGTAACAATTAAAAATAGCAAAGGTGTAATCGTAACACCTCAAGTCAAAAGGTTTGAATATACTACTGCAACTCCTGCTACAACTATTAGCGGTTCTGATTTAAGTGGTAATACACTGGCATATGTTCCGGGATCATTGCAAGTACACTTAAACGGTATACTATTACAGGAAGCTTCAGACTTTACAGCTTCAACCGGTAATAGCATTGTACTAACAACCGCAACAGATTCTGCGGATGATGTATCAGTATCAGCATTCTCTGCTCCGGGTTCAAAACTAGAATTATATAAATTTACTGCAGACTCAGGTCAAACAGTATTTAGTGGTAATGATGTGGCCGGCCGGTTTATGAGTTATGAGCCGGGCAACATACAAGTATTCCTGAATGGATTATTGCTTAACGATTCAGATGACTATACTGCATCAAATACTAAGGCTATTAGGTTACTTACTGGAGCGGCGATTAACGATGAATTGAAAGTTGCATCATTTGAAACTACATCAGAAATAACTCGAAGTAATACTTGGTCAGCGCCAAGTGGTACAGTATCTGCAGCGGCCGGGGATAAACTATTCATCGATACTTCTGGTGGTGCAAGGACCATAACCTTACCATCATCTGCAACTATGGGCGATGAAATAAGAATTATTGATGTAACAGGAAATGCTGGAACAAATAACATTACAGTTTCTAGAAATGGCCATAATATACAAGGTGCTGCTTCAGACTTAGTTATAAATATAGCAAGAGCAGGTACTGGTTTGGCATATTACAATGCAACTCAAGGATGGGTGTTAATAGAGAACTAATATGACAAATTTAACAGACATAAGAAGTAGTGGTGCAAGTGCAGCAGGTATAGGTACAACAGTATATAATTCTGTAAGTGCATTACCAAGTACTGGTTTAAGTTCAGGCGATCAAGCATTTGTAGAATCAGCCGGTGCTTCCGGGCAAAGTAGATTATACATTTCAAATGGATCTGGCTGGTATAACGTAGCATTAATTAATGCCACACCTAGATTAACATTAAGTAGTGAAGGTACAATTGCTTTGGCAACTGATGGTTCGGCTACCACTATTACTATGACTGCCTTAGACTCTGATAACGCCAGTGGCAATTTAACACTATCAGTAGAATCTGGTGGAGATCTATTTAAGTTTGCCACAGTATCTCAGGATTCATCCGTTGTAACAATTACTCCACGATCTGAAGATTCAGCGACAACATTAGGATTTGACGGATCAGCGACACTTACTTTCAAAGCAACCGATGGAATAAGTATTGGATCAGTAGTAAATACATTCACATTATCATTTACACCTGATTGGACTGCAACACTTAATGAAACTATAGTGACAGGTACTAACACTAATGGTTATTTTGGCGGTGAACAGCAAACAATTAGCCAAACTGGAACACACTTAGCTGTGCCGGAATTTGGGCAAAACAAAGTTCATGTTTATTTGAGAAGTTCTACAAATACTTGGGCATCTCAACAAGTTGTAACTATGACTAGTGCACATAACGCCTCGGATGCGCAAGCTGGGCGAATGGGAATAGATTTAGATGATGACGCTAACCGGCTTATCATTTGCTCCAATTATAACGATGAAGGTGGTAGCAACCGTGGTAAAGCATACGTATATTCAAGATCAAGTACTACATGGTCACATGAAGCAACTCTAGCTGCAAGTGATGCAGCAGATAATGATCAATTTGGTATCGGCGCTTTGTTGAATAGTGACGGAACTTATGCGGTTATGGCCGCACCGGGTGATGATACTTCAAACACTTCTAGAGGTGCACTATATGTATTCACTAGATCTGGTACTTCATGGACACAACAAGCAAAGATACTACCTAACCTTGCACAAGATTGGGCCCAAATGGGAGGTGCCCATCTACAAAAGATTGCATTGAATTCTGACGCTACTTATGTAGCAGCAACTGTTCAGAAAGGTTATGCTGGAGGAGAGTTCGATGGTGCTGTAGAGGTTTGGACTAGAAGTGGAAGCACATGGTCTTATCAAACAATAATTGAACCACCAGCATCAAACTCTACAAAATCTTATTTTGGATCTTCAATAGCTATGAATTCTACTGGAGAATATCTAGTAATTGGTGCAGCGGCTGATGATCGAACTGTTAACCAATCCGGATCAGTGAACGTGTATTTTAGATCAGGAACAAGCTGGTCATCACAACTTTTGGCATATCCAACTAGTGGCTATAGCTCATACTCTGCCGTAGGTGAGTGTTGTACAATAAACGATGAAGGAACCTTAATGGCAGTTGGTGCTTATGGTGCTGAAAACGGCAGTAACTCAGTTTCTGGTAAAGTGTTTATTTATCAAAGATCAGGTACGAGCTGGTCACTAGTTAAAACTCTTCAACCATCTGATGCAAGTAGTTCTTCAGGTGGATACCCAAGGCATTTTAGCTATAGAAGTATAAGATTTAGTGGTAACGGCAAATACCTACTAGTAGGAAATGATTATGGTAATTCGTCAAATCACGAAGGCCGGTTCTTAGTTTACTATACACCTTAAGGAAAAATAAATGAGTAGAACAAGAGACATAGCTGCAATACTCAGTGCAACTGAAGCGAGTAATACTAATAATGTTGCTTTGTTAAATACCAATTCTAGTGTTGGTCTAGATTCTGCACAAGTAAGCGCAATAGGAGTTACTGCTTATGATTCTGTAGGTGCATTGCCAGTTACTGGTTTAATTTCAGGCGATCAAGCATTTGTAGAATCAGCTGGTGCAGCTGGGCAAAGTAGGTTGTACATTTCAAACGGAAGCGGCTGGTATAATGTAGCTCTTATAAACGCAACTCCTAGATTAACACTAAGTAGTGAAGGTACAATTGCATTGTCTTCTGATGGTACGGCTACCACTATTACTATGACTGCTTTAGATTCTGATCATGCAAGTGCTAATTTAACACTATCAATAGAGTCTGGCGGTGATCTATTTAAGTTTGCTACGGTATCTCGAGATTCATCAGTAGTTACTATTACTCCACGATCAGAAGATTCTGCCACTACTTTAGGATATGATGGATCAGCTACACTGACATTTAAAGCAAGCGATGGTATATCATTTGGATCAGTAGTAAATACTTTTACACTAACATTTGGTCCTGATTGGTCTGCTAGTTATACTGAAAGTAAAGTGTTAGCAGATAATCCAAGCAGTAATGATTATTTCGGAACTTCTGTGGCTATAAGCAATGATGGTGCATACGCAATTGTTGGTTCTATTAGTGAAGACACTAGCGGATCCGGTGCAGGTGCAGCATATGTTTACGTAAGATCTGGTTCATCATGGTCTCAACAACAGATGCTTAAAGCATCTGATGCAATGGCTAATGGTATTTTTGGATATAGTGTCGCAATGAGTTCTGATGGTACTTATGCTGTAGTTGGTGCAAGATACCAAAATGCTAATGGAGCAGCATATGTTTACATAAGATCTGGTACAAGTTGGACACAACAAGCCAAATTAACTGCAAGCAACGCAGGAACAGGTGATGCTTTTGGATGGAGTGTAGATATAAGCAATGATGGTACTTATATTATTGTTGGTGCAAAGGATGAGGATAGCACTGCAAGTAGCTCCGGTTCGGCTTATGTCTTTATAAGATCAGGTACCAGTTGGTCAGAGCAACAAAAGATAAATGGGTCCGGTGCAATTGTAAATGGTTATTTTGGCTATAGTGCTTCAATTAATTCAGATGGGACTTATATTGCTATTGGAGCATACGGCGATAACAATATGGATTACGGTGCAGTTCATGTATTTAGTAGATCTGGTACTACTTGGTCAGAACAACAAAAAATTGTAGCAAGTGATCAAGGCGTAAGTGATCATTTAGGTGTTAGTGTATCAATAAGTGGTGCTGGAGATTATGTTATTGCCGGCGCATGGGGTTCGGAAACTGGTGGAAGTAATGCTGGTGCAGCTTACATTTTTTCAAGATCAGGTACTACTTGGTCTCAACAACAAAAAATTCAATCAACAGATATAGGCGCAAACGATCACTTTGGATGGAGCTCGAATATAAGCAATGACGGTAATTATGTTATTGTTGGTGCTCATTATGAAGGTACTGGTGGTGGCGAGGCTGGTGCCGCATATATTTTTAATAGAGACGGTACCACTTGGTCTCAAGTTAGAAAATTACAAGCAGCTGATAAGGCTACCAGTGATTATTTTGGCAATAGCGTGTATCTTAGTACCGATGCTTCTTTTGCAATTTGTGGATCACAGTATGAAACAACTTCACCTAATTCCGCTCAAGGTGCCGCATATATCTTCGAAGCAGGTTAAGGATAATTAGAATGCCACTAGGTAAAAATGCAGACGCTGGAGATTACGTAAAAGATTTTTACAAATCAAAAGCTCCACAGTTCAAAGGTAAGTCAAAAGCCAAACGTAGGCAGATGGCGATTGCCGCGTATCTTGATAAAAAAGACGATGTAAAAGAAGATGCGCCAACAGTGAATACAGGTGCTATACCTAATCCAGCTGACACCGCAATGGGTCCAAGATTCAAAACAAGAACTGTACATGATCGACGTAAGAAAAAAGGTACGCCTCTTTTGCTAAAACGCTTTCGAGACTATTATGCTGAAAAGGGTATCGGATGACCAAAATGAGAAACATAGCTGCGATTCTCGGTAGAACCGAAGCAGCTAACATAGATAATAGTCCCGGTGTAGATTTAGGTGATGCTGTTGCAGATTCATCAATAGTCAGTGGCATATTAAACACAACGGCTATGAATATCTATTCTACTATTGATTCTTTACCCGTTAGTCCTATTTCTGCAGCAAGTTTGCCAGCAGGAACACAAGCTTTTGTAACAGGCACGAACAGATTATACACTGTAAGTGGTGATGCAACAAGCAGTGGTTGGTACAACATAGCGTTAATTAATGCTACTCCGGTTTTATCTCTTAGTTCTTCTGGTACTATTGCATTGACTCCAGGATCAGCTACTACTATCACAATGACTGCTACGGATTCTGATAACTCAAATGCAAACTTATCGTTAACACTTGAATCTGGTGGTGATCTATTCAAGTTTGCCACAATATCACAAGATTCATCAGTAGTTACTATTACTCCTCGATCTGAAGATTCTGCTACTACATTAGGTTCAGACGGTTCAGCCACATTGACATTTAAAGCAAGTGATGGTATCAGCGTTGCTTCAGTTCAAAATACTTTTACACTATCTTTTGGTCCCGACTGGACCGGCACTACAGCTCAACACAGAATCCCGAATCCTGATGGTACAGCATACGATTACTTCGGTATTCGTAATGACATTAACTCAGACGGCACTAGGTTTGTAGTCATGTCTGCAACCGGTGGCGAACTTGAAGTTTATCAAGGTGCAACTAATAGTTGGACACGAGAATATAAAAATACAGAAGGCAGCATGGGAGATGCTGGCAATCCCGGTGATTGCGCGATAAGTGATGATGGATCAATTATAGTTGCTGGTAAACCTTCTGCGGCTCAAGGAGGCGATACTCGTGGTGAACTAGTTGTAAGAACAAGATCAGGATCTACATGGAGTAATGCATCTGGTAGTCCGACTTTGACTGCATCAGACAAAGCAAACTACGATAGACATGGAAGATCTGTAGGTATCAGTGGTGACGGAAATTATATCATAGGTTGTTCACCAATGGATGGTTCGAATACAGGAGCGGCATATATATATTACCAAGGTAGTACTCATACGTGGGCTCAACAAGCAAAGCTAACTGCAACTGGAGGTACAACCTCTGAACAATTTGCTAATTCATGCGACATAGATGTTGATGGAACTCGAGCTATTTTTGGAGCTTGGAAAGAGGACAATTCGTCAAACAGTGAAGATTATGGTGCTGCATACATATTCAAAAGAACAGGCACTAGCTGGGCTCAAGAAGCTAGAATAGTTTCGAGTGATATAGGATTAGATGATGAGTTTGGCAATGATGTAGCTATTAATAGTACAGATGGAACAGTAGCTATTGTAGGAGCATATCAAGAAGACACCGGTGGTTCAAACTCAGGTGCAGCTTATATTTTCAAAAGAACAGGTACATCTTGGTCACAAGACGCAAAAATTGTTGCCAGTGATCCTGCAGTAAACGATCAGTTTGGATGGCGTGTTGATATTAGTGCAGATGGATCACATGTTGCCATTACAGCTTTCGGTGTTGACGGCGGTGGTTCTGGTACATCAGGTGCAGTATACGTATTCAAAAATACTAGTGGTAGTACATGGGCTCAACAGGTAAAGTTAAGACAAGCTTCACAGCAAGTAGGACGTTTCGGTGATGGTGTTTCAATTAGTAATGATGGAAAGATTATAATCGCAGGTGCATATACAGAAACTGCAACCAATTCAAATGCTGGTGCAGTTTACGTGAACTATTTATCGTAAGGAATTTGTAGATGACTAAAGCTAGAGATTTTGCAATGATGGTCGGAAGATCAGAAGCATTAAATCCTGACCGTGTATCATTGCTCGATGGCGACGCCGTTACTGTTACTGATTCTGCGAACATTAGCAATATTATAGGTACTGTAGGCGTGACGGTCTATGATTCTCTTGGTACATTGCCCATGACTGGCTTATCAGCAGGCCAGCAAGCTTATCTTACTTCAAATAAAAGACTATACATTTCCAATGGTTCAGGCTGGTATAATGTTGCATCTATCAACGCAACTCCAACCTTGTCATTAAGTAGTACAGGAACAATTGCCCTTACGCCGGGGTCAGCAACTACTGTTACAATGACAGCTGCCGACTCTGATGGCACTACACCAGAACTAAGTCTTGAATCGGGTGGAGATCTATTTAAGTTTGCCACTGTTTCGAGAGATTCAAGTGTAGTAACTATTACTCCACGAACTGCAGATTCAGCCGCTACCTTAGGATCTGACGGATCAGCTACGTTAACATTTAAAGCAAGCGATGGAATCAGTGTAGCATCAGTTCAAAATACATTTACTTTATCTTTTGGTCCATCTGGTGGCAATCCATTATTTTATATTGAGGGTGAAAGTGGGCTGATTAAATGGGGAAACACCAGCCAAGGTGGTGGTACTAGTGTCTTTTCTAGTCTTGATATTAGTTCCGGACATATAATTATTGGCGCACCAGCCCATGATAGTAATAAAGGTAAAGCATATCTTTACAGTTACACAGGTTCTGGCTCAACAGCAATAAGAACTCATGTTCAAACACATTATTCTTTTCTCGGACAACAAGTTGCTGTTAACACAACTGCCGGTAAATATGCTATAGGTGAACAAGGTAATGGAGGTACTTCACAGGGCCAATTGAGGGTATTTAATATTAGTGATGGTTCATTGGCATGGGATCACCAATATAGTGAACTAAGCGGGGGTTCTACTACTCAAGCTTGGCCGGGGACTTGGTCAGATATACAAATGACTGATTCGAATATATACATAGGCCACAACGGCGGATATATTAGAAGTTTTGCTCTTTCAAATGGCAATCAAAATTACGTAATAACTACTCCAGGATCAGGTGGATATTTTGGAGTCGATATTAGTGTGGACGAATCTATTAGTAGATTTATTACTGCAGAAAAAGATGGAGGCACTACTCAAAGAGGAGAAGCATACATTTATAATACAACAAATGGATCATTAGTAAAAACAATTGCCAACCCAGAACAAGCTTCTGGATCTAATTACGATCAGTTTGGTGGCGGTGTAGCACTAAAAGGTAACTATGCTATTATAGGTGCACCAGGTGAAGATACTGGAGCAGGTGGTGCTGGTAAAGTCTTTCTTTACACTACATCAGATAATTGGGCTAATGTAACTCAAGTAAGATCACATGCAGCACCTGTTGCTATTACTAATGGTAATTTTGGTCTCTATGTCGAAATAAGTGACACACATTATTATGTATCGAACTTTAAAGAAGATAACGGTGGCGGTGGTGGTTTGGCCGGTGGTGGCGTATCAGGTGTTATATACGTTTATAAAATATCTGACGGATCATTAGAATTCACATTAGGTAAATCAGCCGATGACTTTACAAGCGTTCAAAACGGAAACTTTGGTGTTGGCTTATGTTTGGAAGGTAATAGCTTATTAGCCTCTCAAGGAAATGCTACATGGGATCCAACTTATTACCCAAGAGCTTATGTATTCGAATAGTGTACTTTTACTCCATTCTGTGGTATAATAATATATAATACTGTACGGAGTAGATGATGATTGATTTGAAAAGCATCCACGAAATGTGGGCTAAAGATTGTAATATTGATGCGAATAAACTAGACGAAGCATCGCGGCAAGCTCCTCTCTTGCATGCAAAATATCTAGAACTTATATCGACATACAAGCTTCAACTCAAGAAGACTGAGTTTGAGCAGAAAAAGCTGTTGAAAGATAAGTGGCTTTGGTATAACGGTAAGATGTCTCAAGAAGAAATGGAAGAGAAAGGCTGGGATCCAGATCCGTTCAACGGATTGAAGATTCTAAAAGGTGAGATGGATCATTACTATGATACCGATCCTGAAATACAAGAATCAGAATTGAAAATACAATACTATAAGAATGTAATAGATACATTAACAGAAATAATTTCAAATGTCAATTGGCGACATCAAACTATTGGAAATATGATTAAGTGGAAACAATTCGAGTCAGGCTTTTAAATCATGCTAATATGCATGTTGATTGTGAATCAGGTGTAGCACAAGAACTCAACGAGTTTTTCTCGTTCTATGTACCCGGTTACAAATTCATGCCGGCATTCCGCAATAGAATGTGGGATGGAAAGATTCGTCTGTATAATATATCCACCGGCGAACTACCAGCCGGCTTATATTTACACTTACTTAAATTTGTAGAACAACGTGGATACGAGCTCGCTTGTTATGACGATGACAAGTATGGTGAAGTAGAACAATACAACAAAGTAGATGTAGAAGAACTCTACTCATTTATCAAAAGACTTAATCTACCTTATGAAATACGTGACTACCAGTTCGATGCTGTGTCAACAGGCGTACATCGAAAACGCGCGATTTTATTGTCACCTACTGGATCGGGTAAATCACTTATCATATACGCACTTATGAGATGGTACCTCCACAACCACGATAAGAGTGCATTGATTATTGTACCGACTACCTCATTGGTTGAACAATTAACGAATGACTTTAAGGAATACGGTATGGACTCGGATAACATGGTCCATAGGATATATTCTGGTAAGGATAAAGTAACGAATAAAAGAATTATAATTAGCACGTGGCAATCGATATATAAACTGCCTAGGCAATGGTTTGCAAAGTTTGGCGTAATATTCGGTGATGAGTGCCATGGATTTAAGTCAAAGTCTTTAATGTCTATTATGAACAAAGCAACAGAAGCGGAGTATAGATATGGAACCACAGGAACACTCGATGGAAGTCAAACACATGAGTTGGCACTTCAAGGTCTCTTCGGAGCAATATACCGCGTTACCTCAACCAAGTCCTTACAGGATAACGATACTCTCGCCAAGCTCAAAATTAAAAGAGTCGTACTTGATTATGCAGAAGAAGTACGTAAGGAGTTTGGTAAACGAACATATCAGGATGAGATCGAGTACATTGTCCGCCATGAAGCCAGGAATCGATTCATACGAAACCTAGCCACGAGCCTTAATGGTAATACACTGGTATTGTTTCAAAGAGTAGAACAGCACGGTAAGGTCCTTTTTGATTTAATAGATAGAAAGGTAGAAGAAGGAAGGAAAGTATTCTTTGTTGCAGGAGAAACAGATACCACAGATAGAGAAGCAATACGTGGCATAGTGGAAAAACAAAAAGATTCTATTACAGTTGCTTCACTCGGTACCTTTTCAACAGGGATAAATATTAGGAACCTACACAATATAATATTTGCATCACCAAGTAAATCGCAGATAAGAGTGTTGCAGAGTATAGGTAGAGGTTTAAGAAAAAGTGACGACGGTAGAGTTACGGAGCTCTACGATATATCAGACGATTTAAGCTGGAAGACTAAAAAGAATTTTTCATTATTACATTCCTTTGAAAGGTTGAAGATGTACCAAAAAGAAGAGTTTCAGTATCAAACAATTAAGGTGGAGATTAAGTGATGGCCGGAGAATTTAGACAATTCAAGCTAACCAATCGCGATGAAATCATTGCCGAAGTTGTTGATCACGGTGACGACGATACGCCGGATATAATTGTGCGTAAAGTCATGAAAATTATTGTAGTAGATGACTTCGAACAAAACGTCAGGTACTACACATTTAAACCTTGGCTTTCGTTTCAAGATGATGTTGACGAATTAAGTTCATTAAATTCTGTACATGTTGTTGGTGAGGCTACTCCTTCTAAAACAGTTATGATGCATTATGTTAAATCCTTGGATGAGGTAGACAAATATAATAAGTTGAAACGAGCTGGCATGGATATGAATGAGATTGCTGATATAATTAAAGACATGACAGAACAAGAAATGGATGAGTTTTTAGAGAAAAAGTTTGGGGCTGCTAATGACGACGTCGTAGATTCAAGTGATCCTAAAATTATACAGTTTAGACCTAAAAACGATAAAGGCACCATGCACTAGATATCCGCCCCCCTTAATAGATAATATATTATACCATAAAAAGTGCATGTTGTACACCATTAAATTTTAATTTCAATGCAAATATTAGATATGTACATTCTAGTGAAAATATGATATAATACTACTATAAAATGAAAGGATGTAAAATGGCCAGACAAAAACGGGCTAGCATTCACTATGTAAATAATGCAGAGTTTTCTCAAGCAGTCGTGGATTATGTTATGACTGTAAGAGAAGCCAAAGAAAACATGAACGTCTTACCGGTCGTACCAGATTATATTGCTCAGTGCTTCTTACGAATCGCTGAAGGTTTGTCTCACAAAGCTAATTTTATTCGCTACACATATCGCGAAGAAATGGTGATGGACGGAGTCGAGAATTGTTTGAAGGCAATTGAAAATTACAATATTGAAGCAGCTACAAGAACAGGTAAGCCAAATGCATTTGCGTATTTTACACAGATAGTTTGGTACGCTTTCCTTCGAAGGATTGCGAAAGAAAAGAAACAGCAAGACATTAAACTAAAATATCTCACCAAGTCTGGAATAGAAAACTTTATTTCAAACGAGCATGGTGATGAAATGTCAGCACAGGTTATGGATGCCTTTGTAGATACACTCAGATCACGTATCGAAAAGGTAAGACACCATGATGCAGAAGTTAAAGATTTAGTTATGCAAGAAAAAAAGAAAAGAAAAGCCGGCCTAGCTGATTCGAATTTATCGGAGTTCTTAGTTTGAAAGTAGCAGTATTAAATGACACACATTGCGGTATACGTAACTCTTCCGAAATATTTCTCAAAAATGCAGCAGATTTTTACTCAGAAATCTTTTTTCCTTACTGTCGAGAAAACGGAATCGAACAAATCATACACCTGGGCGACTATTATGACCACAGGAAATTTGTAAACTTCAAAGCGCTAAATCATAATCGTAAACATTTTCTAGATCCTCTACGCAAGTATGGTATGAAGATGGATATTATACCCGGGAATCATGATACGTATTTCAAGAATACAAATGATTTGAATTCTCTAAAAGAATGTCTTGGTCATTATATGAATGAGATACACATTGTCATGGAACCTACCGTATTGGAATACGGCTCGTTAAAGATAGCAATGCTGCCTTGGATTAATAACGAGAACTACGAAGAGTCTATGAAGTTTATTTCTACCTGTGAAGCAGACTGGCTCGGTAGTCACTTGGAACTTAATGGGTTTGAAGTAATGAGAGGCATTAAGAATACACATGGCATGGATCACAAGACTTTTTCTCGTTTTGAAATGGTTTTGACAGGCCACTACCATGTTGCTTCTCGTAGAGATAATATCTGGTATCTTGGCAGCCAAATGGAATTCTTCTGGTCGGATGCTCACGATCCAAAATATTTTCATGTTATCGATACTGAAAGCCGTGAAATAGAAAAAGTGCTTAATCCTTACACTTTATTTCATAAAATCCTTTACAATGACAACGAAATGGATTATAATAACTATAACGTAACAAACCTTGATGGTAAGTTTGTCAAGGTCGTAGTAGTGAACAAGACAGATTCTTTTATATTCGATAGGTTTATAGATCGTATACAGAATCAGGATATACATGAACTCAAGATTGCTGAGAACTTCAACGAGTTTGTTGGCGAAAATGTTGGAATAGATGATAACATAAACTTTGATGATACACAAGAAATTGTTGATACATATATAGATGCTGTGGATACTGACTTAGATAAAGATCGAATCAAGATCCAGATGCGTGAACTTATGACAGAAGCACAGGCTTTAGAGATTGCATGATTAATTTTAAGACTATACGTTATAAAAACTTTCTATCATCCGGAAATACATTTACTGAAATAGATTTGGATAACGATAAAACAACGCTTGTAGTTGGTCACAATGGCGCTGGCAAATCTACAATGCTTGACGCGTTATCATTTAGTCTATTTGGTAAAGCACACCGTAATATTAAGAAAGACCAACTTATTAACTCAATTAACAATAAAGGTTGTTTAGTTGAAGTTGAGTTTAATGTTGGTGGAAACAAGTTTAAGATATGTAGAGGCATAAAGCCAAACGTATTTGAGATTTGGAAGAATGATGTGATGATAAACCAGTCATCACATGCAAAAGAGTACCAGAAGATCCTTGAACAGAATATCTTAAAACTGAACCACAAAAGCTTTCATCAGGTTGTAGTATTGGGTAGCTCCTCATTTATCCCATTCATGCAACTGCCAGCTGGTATCAGGAGAGAAGTGATCGAGGATCTTCTGGACATTAATGTTTTCTCTAAGATGAATATTATTTTACGAGAAAGAAACGCACAACTCAAAGAAAATATAAAAGACGTTAACTACCAAATTGATATTATAAAAAACAAAATCGAAACACAAACAAAATACATTACAGATATTACAGCTCTTACAAATGAAAGTAGGAACCAATATGAACTTAAGATTCAAGCATCGCAGAATCTCATCGATGAACTACAGGCTAAGAATAGTGAGCTTAGCGTCGGACTCGATGAATCTGTATCAGAAACCGAACAAAGGTTGCGATTGCTACAGGATAGGAAGCAGGACCTACTCCTCCGAAGTCAAGATAGGCAAACGCGTCTCGGCGACATCGGTAAGCGGATCACCTTTTTCGAAGAGAATGAGGCGTGTCCCGTATGCGACCAAGCCATTTCAGACGGCCATAAACATGAGATTTTACGCACAACCAAGGAATCTCAGGATAGGGGGAAGGCAGCGCTCAAGCAAATCGGAGTTGAAGGCCAGGGCGTGGAATCGGAGATTGATGAGCAGACTCGCATACTTTCAACGCTTCGAGATCGGGTACATCAACTCACTGCCAACTCGCAAGAGATTTCGAAACTCCAACGAGATATCGCAGAATTCCAAAAGTTTTTGGATAAAGAAGTCTCTGTAGATCTAGATAAAGCCAGAGAAGATTTGTCTGTGTATAATACAGACAAGAATAATATGATGGAACATAAACTAAAACTGTCAGACCAGTTTAGTTATAATAATGTTATCCACGAAATGTTGAAAGACACTGGCATCAAGACAAAAATTATTAAGCAATATTTGCCTGTGATAAATAAGCTCGTTAACCAGTATCTACAAGTGCTCGATTTTTTCGTGCATTTCAACCTTGACGAATCATTCCAAGAAACGATTCGGTCAAGACATAGAGATGAGTTTACATATGACTCATTTAGTGAAGGTGAAAAACAAAGAATTGATTTGGCACTTCTGTTTACTTGGAGACAGATTGCTAAGATGAAGAACTCGGTTGCCACTAATTTGTTATTGCTCGATGAAACGTTTGATTCATCACTTGACCACGAAGGTGTAGAAAATCTTATTAAGATTCTATATACTCTTGGCGATGATACAAATGTTTTTGTCATATCTCACAAAGGCGAAATACTCGACGGCAGGTTCAATAACAAGATTGAATTTGTCAAAGATAAAAACTTTAGTAAGATGGTAAAAAGTAGTGTACAACCAGTGCTATCTGTGGTATAATATACTGATAATTGGAATGGAAGGTTATTATGGAATTGAATGAAAACACGTTGTCTGTATTAAAAAACTTCTCTGGCATCAACCAAAACATGTTGATCAAAGAAGGTAACACAATTAAGACTATCTCTGAAGCTCGTAATGTTTTGGCTACCGCTGTAGTCGAAGCAGAGTTTCCACAAAGCTTTGGCATCTATGATCTTAATGAATTCATTGGTGTCTTATCTCTAGTTGATGAACCACGACTTAAGTTTGCTGAAGAGCATGTAGTTATTGGTGATTCGACTGGTAGATCTAAAGTCAAGTACTTCTTCTCACCAGAAGAAACATTGACTGCTCCGCAAAAAGATATTAACATGCCGACACCGGATGTTAAGTTTACACTGACTAACGATACACTGAACAAGATTAAGAGAGCAGCATCCACTCTTGGTCATAGTGAAGTGTCAATCACTGGTGAAGGTGGTGTACTAAGTCTTTCTGTGGTTGATAACCAGAACTCAACATCTAATGTGTATTCGATCGATGTAGATGGTGAGTATAATAACGAAGCAAAGTTTAATTTTATTTTGAGTATTGCTAATCTTAAGATCCTACCCGGTGATTACGATGTGGAAATATCCTCAAAGTTAATTACACGTTTTGCTCATAAAGAAATGAACGTTCAATATTGGATTGCACTAGAAAAGACATCAACGTACGGAGTATAATATGTCAGATAATGAACCAGATAAGATGGACCACCTTATGACACTTGCTAATCAGGTGTCTCGTTCTTCGGTTGCCATCGTAGATGCCATGACTCAACGTGGCGCGTTTAAAGGCGAAGAACTATCAACCATTGGTAAGCTAAGGGATGACGCTGTACAAGTCATTCAGTTGGTTGAAACTATCCAACAAGAAAAAGCAATGGAGGATGATGAATAAGCCTTTACAAGTCCGTGAATATGTGGTATAATTATTTTTTGTTATGAGGATTTGTAAATGTCTGTTGAATTTCTATGGGTTGAAAAATATCGCCCGCAAACTATTGCTGACACTATCTTACCAGTGTCACTTAAGAATACCTTCCAGAAGATGGTGGACACCGGTGAGTTGCAAAACATGCTTTTCACCGGTACCGCCGGACTCGGTAAGACAACTGTAGCTCGAGCTCTGTGTAAATCACTAGACCTCGACTACATTGTCATTAACGGTTCCGAAGAAGGCAATATTGATACACTGCGAACTAAAATCAAGCAGTTCGCTTCTACTGTTTCATTACAAGGTGGCTACAAGGTTGTCATACTTGATGAGGCAGATTATCTCAATCCACAATCGTTTCAGCCAGCTCTCCGTGGTTTTATCGAAGAGTTCTCAAACAATTGTCGATTTATTCTTACATGTAATTTTAAGAATCGAATCATTGAACCACTCCACTCAAGATGTGGTGTGTATGAATTCAATACTTCCAAAAAAGATATGGTACAACTGTGCGGTGAGTTCATGGACCGCGCAGCGAATATCCTATACAAAGAAGAAGTATCTTTTGATAGTAAAGTTCTCGCCGAACTGATTATGAAATTTGCACCTGATTGGCGCAGAGTACTTGGTGAATTGCAAAGGCATTCATCCGGTGGTGTACGTATTGATTCGTCTATATTGGTTAACCTCAACGATAAAAACTTCGATGATCTTTTTACTCATTTGAAAAATAAAGACTTCAAGAAAATGCGTGCCTGGGTTGTCAATAATATAGATACAGATGCATCTGCAATCTTTCGAGCTATATACGATCGAATGAATGATAAAGTATCACCGCAATCGATTCCTCAAATAGTTCTTATTCTTGCTGACTACCAATACAAGAATGCTTTTGTTGCAGACCACGAACTTAATGTTGTTGCATGTCTTACGGAGGTTATGGCTAATGTCCAGTTCACCTAAATTAACACTTTACACACAGCATAATTGTGAATATTGTGATGTTATGAAAATGAAACTTTCGGGTTGGGGTTATCAGTATGATGTGGTAAACATCAAAGAAAACGTACAAGCACTGGCGTTTCTTCGATTGAATAACCACAAAACAGTACCACAATTATACTGGAATAAAACACATCTAAATAAAGTTCAAACACTTGACTTTACACGTGAAATGTTAGAAGAACAATTAGACTTAGATAGTTATGGTGGAGGTGTAGAACTATGGGGAACATAAGTAAATTATTATTTAGTGATGAAGGTGTAGATCAATCACCTACACAAAGAAGATCAGATATGACTAGTTTTATTCTAGCTATGATGTGTGCTGCTGGTGCAAGCTTTTTTCTTGACGCTGCCGGTATAATTATCATTGGTGTAAGTGTTTATGCTGGTCTAAGATTCCTACAACGTGGTGGTTACTAATGAATCCATTTGAATATCTTACTGCTATTAATGATACTAAGAATGACATTATGGTAGATGACATTGCAGAGAAAGGTTACAACCCGTTTATGGTTAACCGTGGTCTATCATACTTTCAAGATACTGTACTCATGGCAAATGAAATGAATCAGCATGCCCACCTTGATCACCGCTTACAATTCGACTTTTATATAAATATAGTTAGAAAGAAAAAGCGGTTCTCTAAATGGCTCAAGCCACAGACCGCAAGTGATGTGGAAGTAGTCAAGGAATATTATGGTTACAGCAATGAAAAAGCACGCCAAGCCTTGTCCCTTCTCACACCTGAACAGATAAATGCACTCGAAAAGAAGGTGACAAAAGGTGGACGAAAATAACTTAGTTGAATGGACCCCAACCTCTATGTTAGAGGTAACTCTTAATGAACCAGATGATTTTTTGAAGGTTCGTGAAACATTAACACGTATTGGTGTAGCATCTCGTAAAGATCGTAAGCTCTTTCAATCTTGCCATATATTGCATAAGCAAGGTAGATATTTTATTGTACATTTCAAAGAGCTCTTTTTACTTGATGGTAAAAAATCAAACTTAGAAGAAAATGATATTGCTAGGCGAAACACAATAGCTCAACTTATGTCTGATTGGGGTCTTATCTCAATCGAAGATAATGCTAAGGTAGAGCCGCTAGCACCAATGAGACAGATTAAAATAATTCCTTTTAAGGAAAAGACACAATGGGAGTTGTGTCCAAAATATAATATTGGAAATAAGTAGAAAATATTATATATAGTATAGAGACGCCGTTTACGGGTCTCATTAAACCTTGCTAGTCAATAGGAGGAAAATATGACTGGAACATTCGCATTTCCGCGAAACGCATTTCTTGGTTTCGACCACATCTTCGATCAGTTGGATAACATCCATCTACATGCGAAGGATACCTATCCACCACATAATGTAGTCAAAGAAGGAGAGATGAAATATACTCTTGAAATGGCTGTGGCCGGATTCACAAAAGAACATATTGATATAGAAGTGAAGGACCATATCCTTACTATTAAGGGTGATAGACCTGCACGTAGAGAACAAAGCAAATATGTTCATAAAGGTATTAGTGCTCGAAACTGGAATAAGTCATTTAGACTGTCTGAATATACAGAAGTCACTGGAGCTGATCTAACGGATGGAATCTTAACTGTCGGACTTGAAGTTGTCCTTCCGGAAGAAAAGCGGCCTCGTAAAATTTCAATCACGAAACACGAGGAATTAACAAATGACCACTCTCGCACTAAAAAACTTAAGTCTGCCGAACCCGCTTAAAGCGGTTACCGGTTTCTTCGCATCAGTCGGCACAGCTATGCAGATGTCTCGCCAAATTGCAGCTAAAGAGCAACTTTT